TTTTTTTATTCCACTATGACCCCAAAGGGTCAGGGAGGAATTATGATACAAGCCGTGATAGTAATTTTTACCATCTTACTTCACCGGAATTAGGCGAGGCTTCTTCTCTTCTGGAACAATACGCTCAAGGTCAATATTGAGCATACCATTTTCGAGAGAAGCATCATTCACTACAATGTCATCTGCAAGAGTGAATTTACGATTGAACTTACGATATGAAATTCCGCGATAAATGTTGGAATCATTTTCATCGTTCTCTTTAACTGAACGAACCGTAAGTAAGCCTTCTGCTACTTCGATTTCAATATCATCTTTTGAGAATCCCGCCAGGGCCATTTCAATGGTGTAGTTATAGTCACCCCCTTTACGGATGTTATATGGCGGGAACCCTGTAGACGTTGCATTGTTTGCAACGTAAGTATTGAGCTGATCGAAGAGTCGATCAAACCCAACAGCATAGGGTGTAAGTTGATTAAAATTATCGAATAGACTTAATGCTCTGGTAGTAACCATTTTTTTATCTCCTTTACTAAAAGCAAGACTATGTTATGCATCCCATAATGGCGATGCGTTAAGTGGTAGTTTTTTTTGGTTATTTTGAGAAACTACCAAAACTCATTAGTAATTTTGTTTAACGTAGAGTGAGAACCAACCTCGCTCAGACTCGGAGAATTACCGGAAACTCCTTATTATATATAGTGAGTTTGTTTCTAATTTCAACCACTATATATAAACTTTTTTTAGAACGCATCACTAGCTAATTCTTCCTCGGTGCAAGTATCAGGGTCGCCGATGCCGTCTTCACTTTTCACAATACCAGCATCAATCTTGGTGTAGAGATCAAGGAACGATTCCTTGGTATCATCATCAAACCGAGCGACACACAATTCGATGGCCTCCATCTTATTACCAAAGATGGCGTAGGCCTTTACAATGTGATCCAACCGGCGAGTAGAGATGACTTCATCAACACCACCATCGTAGAAAGTTTTACGGATAACTTCAGCCCATGTGATCAGGTTATTGGCAAAATCATCATCAACCTCACCATACTTCTTCATGGAATTAACTACGATCTTCTTCTCAGTCGCAGCAGTCGCATAGGGCTGCTCCATCGTGATTGCAAACCGTTCTAGGAACGCTTCGTTCAGAATGTTAGTTCCAATGAAGCGACCATCCTCAGAACCCTTGCCTTTAGTGTTGGCAGTCGCCATCACATTGAACCCATCTTTAGGAGTGATCCACTTGTTAATCTTCTTTAGGAAGACGCCCTTACCCTCTAGGACAGGCTGTAAGGCGAGTAGCTTGTTAGAACCTAGATCACACTCATCAAGGAGCAACGTGCAACCCCGCTCCATCGCTTCGATGACAGGACCGGGAACGAACTTGGTTTCACCAGATACCAATCGAAATCCACCGAGCAAATCATCTTCATCAGTTTCGATGGTGATGTTAACCCGAATGAGCTCCTTATTCATTTTGGCGTGAACCTGTTCGATCATCAGAGTCTTACCGTTGCCGGAAAGACCAGTGACAAAGATGGGATAGAACAAACCAGACTTGACAACTTTCTCAATTTTCGAGAAGTTGCCCCAAGCAACGAAACCATCAAATGCAGCAGGAACTAGATTCTGCTTTTCCATATTTGATGCAACCAGATTTACAAAAACAGGTTCAGCATTCTCAACCGCAGCAATCACTGGAGCAACCGCAGAATTTTTTTCTGAAGGCAATTTGTATGCGTTGTAACCCACAGAGTAATTCTTTCGGAACCAAGTAGGATACGGAACATTCGCCTTGAGAGCAGCTTCCTTGGTCTGAGCCTTTGTCAATACAGAGCCATCACCAAACATCTCAATAGCGGTATCCACAAATAACTTTTTGCGAGGAGTAAGTTTCATAACAATCTTTCCTTCATTTCTCATCATATATACATGCTAACATACTAAACGGGGGTTGTCAATCAAAAAATGACCCATAAAATCATTTTTTTGAAAGTGTGGTAAAAATACCACACTACGCCACGAGCGCGACAAATTTATTTAGAAGTTGCCGACTAGCAACTTTACCTTTTGACATCTTACCAAAAGCAGCTTTCAGTTTGGCTTTACCAGCACCAATCAATTCATCATCAAGAGTATCATTCTCAGTCTTGAGTGCATTGCCACCGGGCAGAATATAATACTCATCATATCCCAGCTGGGTGAGTGCAAGATATTTATTCTTATTTAGAAACTTGATCTTTTCTATCAGATCGTCAGGGTCATGATTTTCGTAATTATAACCCATAGCACTGTAAAGAACTTTTTTATCAACTCGGCCGGACTTACCAGAACCAGCGATAAAGAACCCAACGATATTCATTTCGGATACTCGATTTTTCAGCATCCGAAGCAAATCATTAGTTATATCGGTAATTTCATAAGCCTTATTGGTTACAGGGTCAGTGATAATAATTTTATTTGTTTTACGACCACCGTGAAAACTTGACTGACCAGGCAAAGAAATGATGCGTTCGCTGTGTTCATTAGTGTGGCTATTGAACTGATAATCAAAGACACCATCAATACGGCTGCTGCAACCATCAGTCAAAAAGATTGTATTAACTTTCTGAACACCAGTATCATTCTTAAACTTAGGAACCAAATCCATCATTGCAACGATTGCCTCATTCAGAGGAGTTCCACCAAGCTTGATATTAACAGGCTCAGGATAGGGATATCCTAGTTCGCTCCAATCCCGATACCCAGTGTACCGTGAAGCATACATCCAAAGAATGTGCATCATATCCATTTCTTCAACAAGAGTCATATTACTAGAGAAGAAATTTAGAAGATTAAACTTGCTGAGAACAAGATCACCAGACTTAAATTCATTGACCGTCCTGTTGGTGGCACAGTGATAGCGGCCTTCATTCCCATACATATCAGAGAACGCAAAAACTTCGAAGGGAATCTTTGTCCGGCGACAGAACCAAATCAGATTATACATCTGTGACAAAGTGCCAAGGAGATTGTCAGCCATCGAACCAGACCAATCCAGAACCATAACCATACCGTGATTAGTCGCACCAGGCAGAGTAGTAACCTTCTTAAACAAATCATCATTATATTTGTAAGTGTGAATTTTACTCATATCCAAAGAACCAGTTTTAGAAGTGGCCGCCCGAGCATACTGATCAGCAGCCTTCTTCATCTCAAATTCTTTGACCATGTAAGCAACAGTCTTCTTGGAATCATTCTTGAGAGCTTCAACTTCCTCACGAGTCTTATTCCAATAAAGAGCATCGGTAGATTTTTGATCATTATAGTGTGATGTAAATTCTTCTAGTAGCTTCTTGTTATCGACTATAACTTTTTTAAGGTCTACTTTAGGAATTCTAGCATATGTCCGTTCTTCAGCACCCTTATCCCGAAGGGCATCCATACCCTTACCAGAAGCGGTATCAGTTTCAGCAGTAGGAGGCCCGCTCTTACCACTGGAATTTTTTCCACCTTCTACGGAGCTAGGGTTATCAGTTTTTTCATCAGAAACAGATTCGCCATCTTCAGAGTCATCTTCGGCAGATTCTTCTAGTTCACCTTTAGAAGATGCATCATCAGAGACTTCATCACCCTCATCACCTTCATCACTGCCATCATCAGAAGATTTACCACCTTCAGAGTCATCACCCTCATCACCAGACTCACCAGGCTCATCAGACTCACCAGAATCATGATTATCAGTTTCAGGCTCGTTTTGGTTTTCTGACATCCAAGCATAAAGCTCTTCAGCAAGATCAAGAACCTCATCTTCAGTTTCAGTTTTCGCAACCCGATCTACCCATACCTTTTCCTCTTCAGAAAATAAGATATTGGTATCACCACCCTTGGAAAAGATATTAATCCGATCAATCAAGCTGTAGGTATTAACATCCCTACCAGAAGTACCGAAAAAATCTTTCTTGATTAGGTCAACATACCCACGCTTGAAAACACCGACGAGGCCGGGATATTTACGTTTTGCAAATTTCTCAATTCGGGCATCTTCGACAATGTTCACAAACCCGTGGTCGATATTCCGAACCTGAGCTTTCTTGAGCATATCAAGAGGAGTCCAAAGAGCATGACCAATCTCATGGCCAACCATCAGATCATAAATGTCCTTGGTCATATCCTCATCCTTCCAGATGGGCAAACCAAGTTCACGGGTCTTTGAATTGAAATACGCCGTTTCCATCTGTTTATGGACAACGAAGATATCCTCTTCAGCAAGGAGTTTTGCGAGTGTTGACTTATTTTTGATCATTCCTAAGATTACCATATGGAATAGGAATAGTCAACAATCAAACTAGCTTCTCTGTCGATTTATCGATATTTGGTCAAAAGTGTGACATATTTACCACATTACTATCACGGCCGTGGTGCTAAGTCATTGATTTTAAAGGGAAATTACCATCATCCTAAGCCATTGAAATCATTGACTTTTTTTTCATCTTCACAGCCCGTTTTTTCCCCATATCCAACTTCAATTTACTAACTCTTTGTGTGAAATTCGTACCATCCATATGGTCCATCTCATGTTGGAAAATTCGACATTCTAGACCCATCATAGTCACTTCTTGCAAATCACCATTTTCATCCTCAAACGCACAATTGATATGATCTGGGCGACTGACCTTCAGCCACATGCCAGGATATGTCAAACATCCCTCATCCATCAATACCATTTCTAGACCTTCACTGATAATTCTAGGATTGAAACAGGATATAATCTCATTTTTATTTACATCTGAATACATCACAAATACTCGTTCCATGATGCCGCATTGATTTGCAGATAGTCCAATACCATGAAAATTCTTCATGGTTTCTATCATATTTTCTTTTAGTTCTTTTCGATCCAAGTCTTCACTGCATCCTGACAAGGGGATCGTAAGAGCTAGACTGTTGTTTTCAATTAGTGTGTAAGTTGCCAT